TAAAAAAGGGGGGGGGCAGGGGTCGAATCTGCCACCCTAAACAGGCCCTTTTTTCTACAGAAAATATCAAATTTCAGGCATTTTTCTTGGCCTGCCAATTTTGGGAGCGCGTTCAAGCTCTGCCGCCATTTCAGCAGCAGCACGCAGCATTGTGGACAAGGGAATGCCGCGAATAGAGCGATCCGCCATGTAACGAATCGCCAGGCGATAGCCATGGCTGGCATTGCCATTGCCAAGCTGGCGAGCCATCGCCATTTCCTCTTCCGTCACCCTTATGTTTAAGGTGCGATTGCGAGTGCGCTTAGCTTGCGCCGTCATTGCCCGTCTTAGTATTTGGTGATGGATTTTCGGTTAACAAGTCGCGTGACTCCTTTGGGATCAATCGCCACTATACGACCAGACGAAGGCAATACCTCGTATGGATACGGCAGCTTCCAGGATCCCTGGCCATTGCATTTGACCATGGTGTAGCGGGTGGGACGTTCCATGGTCAAACCCGCGCCCATCCGTATTCCCATGCAAACCAATGCGATGGCAACGCCATATAGGCATCGCGCACATGCAGCGGCGAAATGTTGTCACCTTGCAAGCTGGTAAAATGATCGTAACCGTAACTGGACCCATGCTTATTCGACATAGCGCGAAAATATCGAGCCAAATCCCTGGCCTCATTAGCGGTTACGGCATACCCAGCCCATGGCAAAGTTCCAGCAAGAAATGCCCAGACATTGTTTTCCTTTCGGCCAGCTGCAGGAATGTCCCTCAATAACCATTTCGGCTGCATGGGAAATTCGTCAACGACTATTCCACGAAGATCCATTCGTGACAACTGGCTTAGCAAAGTGCGCTCACAGCCAGCATGGAAAAAATGGATACGTGAGCCATTAGCAAGATAAAATGTATTGGCAACGCCCCTGCAATCCTCTTTTGCTGTTCCGTCATTGCAGATAAAAAGCCGCTCCGGCCAAGCAATGTTTTCCGCCATCGGACGAGTTGGAGAAATATGAACATAGTCCCCCGGATTCCTATGGGCCTCTTCCTTGAGCTTGAGAATGCCAAGTCGCGTTTTGCCGAACCGGCGACCGGCGGTAACCATGTGAAAGCGGCGGCAGCTGTCAAGGACGCTTTGCTGGGCCGGTGTCGCAAGCATGTTGGCGGTGGACATTTCTGAATGGCGTTGCACGGTCCAATAATACCACGTCCTTCGCCGCCGGCCATGAATTACAATGCAGCTTTGGAGCAAGAACGCTGAAAGCAAACAGCCAGGCGCCCGCGTGCCCAAGCTGCGGCGGCGCAACGTCAAAAATTGTTGAGACAAATGCGCTGGATGATGGCAGGAGGCTGCGGCGGCGCAAATGTCAGAGCTGCGGACGGACGTGGCACACCCTGCAGCCGCCGGAGGAGATATTCGTCGATACGTGGCGATTTCTGTATGGCGCCAATGGAGTCAGCAGCCTGTCGCCGCTGCCAGAATCACCGAAAAATCGCAAAGTATAGAGAATCAGTAGATCCTGTGGTTGGTTCGCACTCCGCTTTCCCCCTTCGCAAGATTAAACTTGCCGAGGACAAGGTATTTGAAAGCATCGAATGAGTGATCGACTCCAAGTTTCTTGTTTGGCATTCTGGTGCCTTCGGCGTAGCCAAGCGTCCTGAACGATTTAATAAGCTCTCGGCAGCTTGGATGAATTTTTGTATGCACTTCGCCATCAGCAGTGCGCAGCGCTGCATTAACAGCGCGAATACCGTCGGCGGTGTTATAGGGGCTTTCCGGCGCATAGACCGTGATACCAGCCTTGCGCAGGATTTGATGATCGCTGACACCCACGCCGGAAGTCTGCTTGCGCTTGCCGGTTGGATCCGGGCAAGCAACAATACGTCGGTTTTCGCCGAACCTATCAAAAAGCACGTCGGCCAAGTCCCATGTTGTTGCATTCTTAAGTGCAAGCTCAGCAAATACGCGCAGTTCGATTGGCCTGCCATTATCTCTGATGATATTTGCGCATACTGCGGTTAGCGGGTCGTTGTTAAAGTCAATTCCAACGTAAAGCGGCAAGTCTTCATTATCGCCAATAGTCGAATCAACATTGAGCATCGAAAAACATGATGCAACAAGTCCCGTATTGGACAGAATCTTGGCTTCGTATTCGCGTTCAAACACTTCCGGCGCCAGCGTCCTGCGGGCCTCTTCGATTTCGGCCAGTGGAATGTTGCCGCCCTGCAAGCTGGTGTACTCATAAAGCGTCCATTGCTGCGGATCAAGTCTTTCAAGACCAGGGTCAGCAAGATCAGCTTGCTTCAACAGCAGGATCATTTCATAAAACCATCCGGCAGTCCCCTCCGGCGATGGTGTGGTCGTGAATAATCCCCAGCCATCGCGGTCGGACAGCGCCGGCCTGATAACAGAACGCCAAGTGTATTCCTGCTGAAATGCGCATTCGTCAAGAACGACGCCAGAAAGAGCAGGCCCGCGCAATGCGTCTGGATCACCGTCGGAACCCTTCAGATAAATAGAGGATCCGTTAATCAGGTCAATTCTAAGACTGGATTCGTTTGTTTTTCTGACCCATCGCTTTGGGATAATCGCTTTATATGTGTCCCATGCAATATCTTTAGCCATGCGGTATGTCGGGGCAACGTAGTAATAGACCCCCTTGCGTTCGCTGGCCCCTCGCGCCATCTCCACGGCCCCCAGGACTGTCTTCCCGCCCCGCCGGCCCGCCAGGACAACCCGGAAGCGGCGGCGATCCTGGAAGATCCGTCCCTGCATCGGCCGCAGCGACAGCCGGTTCTTGCCGGCCACGAAATCGCCGCTTTGCCGTGGCTGCGCTTGAGCTGACATCCAAATAGAAGCTGTCGCTCAAGTATAACTTGTGCTTGGCACTGCAGACGCGCTAGAATATCGCCAAACGCCAAGTCGCAATGAGCATCACAAGGGTACGGCTCTTCAATGCAAGGTACACCGATAAAGACAGTCCATTTTTCATGGATCTAACAGTTCTTCGGATGCGCGAAGACTGGGAAATTATGCGGGCCGTTACCAGCGGCACAAAATACTTGCATGAAAATGCGGACGTTTATCTGCCGCGAGAGCCACGGGAGCAGCCCGTGGATGGCCACGACCCGTGGGAGGCTCGCGTCAATCTGTCGGTGCTTGCGCCATTCGTGAAGCGTCTGATTAGCAATGCCGCTGGCATGGTACTGCGGCGCTCCATTAAGCTGGAAGGCGGCGATCCTTGGTGGCAGGAAGAGTTCAGGAAGAACGTTGATGGCGATGGAACGTCGCTTGACCAATTCGCCAAAAAGCGTCTTGAGGTTGCGCTGAGCTATGGGTTGTCGTCGCTGATCGTGGACGCCGAGAAACGCAAGGCCACAACAGCCGCCGACGAAATTGAACCATTGCGTCCTTACTTTGTGCCGATCGACCCATGGCAGTATTTGGGGTACAGGCGCGAAAGCGATAGTCCTGGGGCAAAATTGACCATGTTCCGTTATCAGGAGGAGGTGAAAAGGAATAAAGGGAAGTACGGGGAGGAATATGTCGCAGTCGCTCGCGTGATTGAACCTGGCGTCTATGAAGTTTTCGAGTCTGACAAGCAAGACAGCGTTGACCTTGGCTTTTTTGAGCTTGACTACATTCCGCTTGTGAATATCTATGCTGAAAAAGAGGGCTTCATGTGCGCTTCGGCACCATTGTCCGATGTGGCGTATCTTAATATCGCCCATTACAGGCGGCTGGCGGACATGCTACACGCGCTGCACGTTGCGGCAATTGGCCTGTTGATACTGGAGGACTACGATGGCGAGGAAGGCATAACTGGTCTAAATTATGCAATCAAGATGACCACAGGCTCTAAGGCCTACTGGGTCCAGTGCGATGCTGGCTCCTTTGCCGCTCAGGCCGAGCTGCTCGATCGGCTTGAAAATGAAATCAGCCATCTTGGCGTCACCAAGTTGCTGGGGCAGAAATTTGTTGCCGAAAGCGCAGACGCCAAGCGCATTGACCAGCAACAAGCAAACTGCGTTCTAGCAACAGCAGCGCGTCAGCTTGAGGAAGCACTAAATGAGGCTTTCAGAATTGCCGGCGAATACAGAGGCATCGAACCGCCGAAAGCAATTATCAGCCAAGACTTTGATTTCTACAGGCTTCTTGGCCAAGACGTCAGTGTGCTCAGCCAGCTGGAAGAAAAAGGACAGATTCCCATTGAACTTCTCCATAAAATTATGTTCCATGGAGAATGGATCCCAGAAGACGTGGACCTCAATCAGCTGCTTGAGAACGTGGAGCGACTCAAGCAAAAAGCAAAGCAGGAGGCGCTGAATCAACAGCGGATGCAGCTCCAGGCGCGGCAGTCTCCCCCGGCCCTGCCTGACTGAGCGCCGGCAGCAAAAAGCCCCGCCTTGGCGGGGCTCCTGGAGGGCGGCGGTTCAGCGGCCTCGCGCTCGCTGGCCGGCGCGGGTCGCCCGGATCAGCTCCGGGGCAATCGCCGGCTCTCGAAGCACTGTGGTTTCGCATTCGCCATCCGGGTAGATCGTTTTCTGGAGAACGAGTCCGCCCATGGCAACCTGCTCGACAACCGGCGCTTCCGCGCTCGATTGTTCCTGTTCGCCAACCGACGCCTGTTCGGGCGCAGGCGCGGGGCTTTTGGTGGCCGTGGAATTTGCGACAGTTGCCATGAGCGGTTTTGCTGACTATGCAGTACAGTATAGCACGTTCATCGAGCGCCTCATGACCCCCGAAGAAATCGCCGCCTTGCAAGCAAAAGCCGCCAGGGTTGACGAGCTTGAGCAGCGCCTTGCTGCGGTTGACAACAAAAAGGGAGAAATTCTGGACGAGAAAAAGACCTTGCAGCAACAGTTGCAGGAGCTGCAGCAGAAGCAAGCCGAACGTGAAAGGCAAGACTTGGAGCAGCAAGGCAGGACCGCTGAACTGCTGAAATTGGAGCAGGAGGAAAAGGCGGAACTTGCAAAACGCATCGAACAGCTGGAAAAGGACAAAGAGGATCTCGCGCAAAAGAGCATCAATGATCGACTGAAATCGGATTTTGTCTCGGCCATGTCCGGCGAGGCTTTTGTGCCCGATCAGTTGTGGACGATTTTCCAGTCGGCAGCTCAGGACTCCGATGGCAAAACCGTCATCTCCTTCAAGGGATCGAAGGTTTCGCCATCGGAGTTGGTCGGCAAGCTGCGAAGCGATCCCGAATATGCCCATCACTTCAGGCCCAGGCAGGGCAGTGGCGGCATGGGCTCCAAGCCGACGGCCGGATCGGCGGACATCTCTGGCAATCCTTACGCTCCCGGCGGCAGTGTTACCGCCAGGATTGAACTGGAACTCAGGGATCCCGATTTGGCTGCTAGGCTCAAGGAAGAAGCGAGCAGCGCTCGCGCCAGTAGGTAAGGCTGCGCCAAGCCTGCGGCAAAAACACTTCCGCTGCGCGGTAGTGACTCACCAAAGTCACCGTTGTTTTTCCCATGGCCTATCTTGGCAACCTGGGCGGCACCTTTCAGGCGGATGTCGCCAGCCTCACGCGGCTTGCAACGTCCGCCCCGTTTGCCCAGTATCTGCAGGAGCAAATCTTCCTGCAATCACGGATGATCCGCTCTGGCATCATCGCTACAAGCACCGAAA